CTAGCACATGACTTTGAATGATTGACCATTACCGCTAACCGTAATTGAGCAAGAGCCGTTAGATTGAGCCGTAAAGCCTTTTGCGTATAGTTGCGACGACGAAAGACGCACATCGTCCTTAACCAACACAAAAGACGGGGCAACGTTTGGGGGATTCATTGACGATTCGATTCGATAGCCGTCGAGCAAGTCACTCAATGACTCACGAGGCACCGAGGCTTGAGCCGTTTCGGGTTCCGTCGACATGTTCGGCGTGCCAACTAAGGTGAACACCGCAAACGAGACGGCGACACCTGCCGCAAATACACTGAATCGGGAGTATTTACGGAGATAGATTTTCGTAATGCGCATGATATTTCTCAACGTATACGGGACAGTGTAACGTCCGTGGGTATAGTAGGGCGGCAATACTGAATAAACGCCGTCCTCATAGTTGTTTCTAAACATCTGCTTAGTGTCGTAAGAGCTGTACAAGTCCGTGCCCCAGAGCATCCATTTCTCGACGGTGAGCGAGTTCGCGTTGTCACCATACTTCACGATTCCCACGTGCAACTTAGGCATTTTCAACTTGAGTTGACCGAGCGTCAGAACAGATACCGCAGTGGAGACGATAGGGACTTGAAGACGGTCTAAACGACGACAAAACACGGTGTGTTCAGCCAGTGCGAGACGCGCTTGCTTATCAACAATCGAAATGTCTTGAACGATGAAAATGACATCCCATCCAAGCTTTCGAATATGCAAAAGGTGATCAATTAACTTTTGTCGATTCTTGTCGTTCCATGTGCGCGAGTTAAACCACGTTCCGCACTCATCGAGCACGATCAAGCCGTCTTTTTTGGTGTCATAGCTTTTGTTTGCCGAGCCAATCACCATCAAATCTTCTACCTGAGGCTTGTCCGGCAGACGGTAAAGGCGAGTGTTGCGTTTGTTGCGTCCAAGCATTTCTTTCAAGTTGATATCGAGGTTTGTCGCCACAGGCACACCACGCATAAACGCCTCACGAATCTTACCGACTGCCGTTAGTGTTTTACCTGAGCCGAGCTTACCCGTGACAAAGTAGACCGATGCCATTACGCCGCCCTCACAATCGCGTAGAACTTCCATTCCCACACCCAGCGCAGCAGACGCGCAGAGTAAATCGCACTCACACAAGGCACGGCGTTATTAGGGATGAACATACCCGCTGCTTGTGACCACATTGGAGGCGCAACATAAGACAGACCCGTTGCAAGGGTGTAAATTGCCAAGGTGAGGGTGACGGTCAAACCGATTAGCAGCGTTAAAATGACCAAGTTAATCGTGACGTTTCGTGCTTTCGCAATGAAGAACCAACCAAATAACGTGGTCGCTATCTGTGAGATAAAGGCAACCAGAGCAGGGAGGCGCAGCGCCGTCCCAATGGTACTGACAATTGGTAATAGCTGAATCATTAGTAATATCTCCCCGAACCTGGCTTGTTACTTGGTACAGGCGTGACCTCAGTCAGCAGGATTTCAACAAGCGTCTTAATCGTGTAGATGTAAATCAGAATTGAGATGATCATTTTGAGTTTCTGCGAAAACTCACAAGAAATAGAAGCGCGACCACCGCCAAGCGTAGGCAAGGATAGATTCATGCAGGGCGTAGGCTTAGGTAACACACTCAAAAACGAATCCGATATGGCATTAATATGCCCCTCAGACTCCGCCGTCAGATTCTTCTCAATCAAATTGTTAGCCGCATCGGTCACGGTCTTTTCATAGGAATTCATCGCACCGGACACGGCTTTATCCGCTTGAGTCAGCACATCACCGACATAATCCGAACCTAAACCATGAGGGTTTTCACAATAGTTGTTTTCCTCGGTAGGCTCACAAGGCTTGAGGTCGTCGAGTTTGTCCGATAGCTCTGCAAATCCATCAGCGTTAGTGGTTTGCAAATCATCGAGCCCCTTAACTACCTCACCAACAGAGTTGGTGTTTCGATTGATCGCCGTTGTGATGTCACCGTTAGCTTGCTGAATCAACGCCTTAGTGTTTTCGTAAATCTTGTTGTCGTTGATTTGCTGTTTTTGAATCGCTTGGGTGTTAGTCACCATCGACGCATTAAGCGCAATGATTTGGTTTTGAATATCAGCGCTCGATTGATTGAGGTCGGCGTTTAGCGCGTGAAGCGCCTTGTTCACATCTGAGTTGAGCCCTTTAATCGCGTTGACTACGCCCTTATCGGTCGATTCATCTGTGTCAGGGTCTTCGACATCTGGCACATCCCCCGTATTCGGTGGATTAACCGTATTGGTCGAGTCGTCAGGAAGTACGCTAGGGTCTTCGATGTCGCCCGTTGGGTCGTCAGGGTCGTGAATTGGATCATCGGGAATAATAGGGGTGTCAGGGCCATCTTTACCCCAAAACAGCGTACCACCATCACACTGCTTACCTGTGAATTGAAACTTACCGTGACATCGCGTGTTTTGGGTAAATTCGCCCGAATCGACATCAGTACAAAGCGTACTGTCATTAGGGATACGCTCGACCTCACAACGTGTTGCACCAAAATCGCCAAAACACGCCCCTGTTACTTGTTCACCGTAAACGTAAGCCGACCAATGAAGTGATTGAGTGTCATTAATGGACTGTTTGAACTGACAGGCATCCATACATGTACCGTCAGGGTTTTCGCCAAACTCACATGCAGGAACGATGGGTTCACACGACACGACGTACCCGTCTTCTACTTTTTCATGGTCGGGAGGACATTGAGCTGAATTTTGAAAGAATCCAGCTGCACGATAAAGAGGCCAAGAAGCACTGGTTGTGTGACACATGATATCTACAACGTATTTACCATGCCTCAAATAGCAGGACTTAGTAGAAAAATCCTTGTAGTTAACAAACTTGTTTTCATAACAAGAGACATAAGAGGCAGGGTTAACTCTCATACCCAACAGCAACTTACAATCGGGATAAGCTGAAACGTCTGAAACCTGATACGTTGGTTGAGCGGCACTTACACTAAAAGCACTAAACAAAACACCCAGTAAAATAATCAGTGACGCTATGCTTTGTTTAATGTTCATTTGTGAATCTTCCTCGTGAAAAATAACGCCCCCATTCGGAGGCGTTGACCAATGGGTGTATAAAGCAGTCGTTAGAATTACGTTGCTTTGTTTGCACCTTTCTTGAATAGCTTGATGCCGATGAAACCAACCGTTAGTGGAACAGCGATGCCCCAAGTTGAGGTGAGCATGTCGGTAACGAAAGTCCCTAAACTAGTAAAGGCTTGCGCTGCCTGTTCCGGCAATGCTGCATGTGCACCAGATGCCGCCATAAGAAGTGCACCACCAAATGCCGCACGTTTTGCTGTTACTACTGCGCCAGCCTTAGCCATTGCTGTGCGTACTTTGTTTTGCTTTTCCATAGTCTTATTTCCTATGTTATGGTTTATGAAGAAGTTGAAACCTCAGCCGCTTTCTTGAATCCCAGAATGTGGAAACCAATCGAGAAGCCAAGGATAAATGCTGTTCCAAAACAGCCGAGCATGAACTCTGTTGACAGCATTTATCTTTGTCCTCCGACCATCCAACCGAGCGCAACTAACAAGAAGCAAATGCCTAAGAACACCATCAACTGAAAGTTATCGAGTCGAGCCATTAGCTCTGCAAATTGCGTCTCGGTCATGATTTAGCCCTTACTTTTCGTTAAGTTGAGGTAGGGCGTAGAGGTGGAAACCGTCGATAGAGACGTGTTTACCCTCATCGTTACCAAAGCTGAATTTCTTGTGTTCCACATCAAACATCATGCGATTACCTACACAACGCTTGAGCAGTTCACCTGCTTTGCCGTTTTCCCATAGTTCAGGAGAGACACGCACTTCAATGGTGTCTGTTGGGTTGGTCGTGATGAGACGCAGCTTGCCGTTTTGCTTTTGTTCGCCGTTACGGTCTGTTTTGGTTTCTTGAACGATGTCCGAAACATCTAGAATTAAACCTTCCATTCTCATAGTGTTTTGCCCTTATTTTTACGTTGTTGGTTAGTTGAAAATTGAAATGACAGTTATTGACACAAGTCCAAGGGAAATTAATGCATCATGTCGGGCGGGGCTGCGCCCACCCAACACGACGCATTAATTTCCTGAGGGTCGGTGAGCAACAGCGCTTCCATTTCGTCATAGAGCGCTAGGTGTTTTTCGTATTGCTCGTAAAGGTCGTCATACATACGCTCGTA